CTGCCTTGCTCTGAAACATCCATTAGTAGAGCGTAAACTCTAAGTTTACCTGCTGTAAAGGTAGCACCGTCACCTGCAAAAACAAGGTCTAGTGTATCTGCTGAAGACAGGACAACTTCTGCTGAAGGTGTAACGCTTGGAGCATATGCCAAGTCTGATGCACCATCAATATCAAATGCTGTAACATATTCGTCAGCGTCTGCTGCACCCAATGTTATAGTAGCATTTGTACCTGTGTCCATTGTTGCAGATTCTACAACTTGAACACCTGCGTGAACTATATGAGTATTTGCTGGTAGTGTAATACATTGTACTACGTCACCAGAAGAACAATCAATAGCTTGTGCAGTCAGGTCAATAGATAGTTCAACCTGATACGGCATACGGCCTCTGTTAGAGTTTCCTGTAGCAGGAAGTAAAAGTGATGTTATAGTAGCCATTTTTTATATTCCCCCTACGCTGCGTTATATTTGGCAGTAACGATAGCTTCAGGACGAAGTATCTTTCTACCATATAAATGCATACCACGAACAATGTCAGAGAAACTGTCAGGGTCACGGTATGTTTCTGTCTTATTGATCTGCTCTGCAGTAGCAACAGCAGAATCGTGTCCAGCTACAATTACACCATAGTTGGCAATTTGGTTTGCAGAACCTGAAGTTCCCGGACCTGTTCCAACTGCTGGTAGATTGCTTGAACTATATACTCTGAAACCACCTAAGTTATTAATAACTAGGCCATTTCGTATACTTCCTGATTCTCCAAAGTCTGCGTTGTGAAGACGTGAATCTTCGTCACGTAGCATTTCCATAAACACAGGATCTACAACTAGCCAACGACCATTTGTGTCAACTTGCTGTTGATCAAGTAGTCTAGCCATACGAGATATCACCATGATTGGTGACGCTGTGGCTGTTGGCAAGGATGTTGCACCCGGCATACGTGGAGTTAGAGGAATTGAGTGAGTTCCTGCTGAACTAGTAGTAATGTTACCAAAGTCACCTTTTACTAGTTTCATGCTGGAAAGAAGTTCATCTGTTCCTGCAGTGGAAACTGCCACAGTACCATTTACAGTTGCGTTAACTGTGTCTGGTGATCCGTGAAGAGAGGATTGTTTGAAACCTGATAGGTAACCAAGTACGTCTTGGTCAAACTGGTCAGCCAATCTATAAGCTGCTCTATCAGAAGCAAGGCTCATAAAGTTTATGTGGCTATGTGCGTCTTCTATGTCGTCAATCTTAAACGCATAGTAGTTAGACTTATCAATTGTTAACGAGAAATCTTCGTCATCAAGGTCTTGTGGTAGAATAGTTGTACCACGAGTATACTCTTTGACTGTAATCTCTGGTTCTTTTATTATTTTAACGGTATCGCCCATGTTAGCAATTTCACCAAAGTAATCATTATTGGTAACTGCTTCTACAACAGATGCCTTGCGGAATGCAAGTTGCACCTGTTTGCTGTAGATGATTGGGCTAAAATTACCGTTAGGCAGGTTACCATAACCTGCTGCGGAACTAAATGCCATTGTATAATCTCCTATTTATAGCATATATTACAGATGCAAATCAATCAAATGTACTCACGGGGCTGACTTACGTAGGGTGTATTACAGACACAGTCGCGCAACTATGTAGTTAATAGGCCATGTTTATCAGGTAATCTTTAAGACTTTTATTGCTTTGCTATTTAGTATGGTAGGTAACCATTTTAAAAATGGGGCTACCGTAGAAGTATGACTATAGTTATATCTATTTTTTTCTATATGTCAATACCTTTTAACGAGCATTACCAGATACATCATAAACAAAACGTCCTGAACGGATAGCTTCCATTATAACATCTGAGTTTCTCTCGTACTCTTGTGGTGTCATTTTTGCCACTTGAGATTCCTTAAAGCTGCCACCAGTTTTATCTGTCTCTGGTGCATTACGTGTCTGTTTGTTACTTACAGAACGTGCAGCGTCTTTATTGTTAGATGACTTTTTAGTAGAGATGTTGTTGTCTATTTTATAGAGATCTATTGCTCTTGCTGCAGACCTAGCATCATCATCATTTTCGTATAGAGCATCTTGAACCCATTTAGGTTGTTCTGTTGCCCAGTTGTGAAAGTCATCACTGTCTCTTATCTCACCAAAGTCTGGATGTAGTTTTAATAATTCTACTTCAGCTTTTTCTTTAGTAGCTGTTTCTCTCATTGCATCAATTTCTTTTACACGTTCTTCTAAATCTTGGGATTGTTCACGTGCTTTTTTGATTGCAATTGTTTCTACTATTGCTGCTACATCAGGGTATTGAGCTGCCCATGCATCAATATCGTCATCTGACTTTGGTAGTTTAATTTCTTGTTTAGTGCTTTTGTCAAGTTGTTTACGTAACTCATTAACCTGTTTTTCTAAAGATTGTTTAGTTTCTTGAGAGTGTTTACGTAGGTCACCATAGCGTTTCTTAAAAGTTTTTTCTTCTGCATTTTCTGGCTCTGCTTCTACTTCTTCAGCAACTTCACCTTTATTCTCTGCAATTAATTGTTCTAACTCTTCTTGTTCTGCTTTTCGTTTATCATCATTTGAGTACTTACGTGTTGCAAATGCAACTTTGTTTTCTGCTTGTGGCTCTGAAGCCATTTCTGTTTCTGCCATTGTATTTCCTAACTGGGGCCACCGTAGCCTATGTTGGTAGGGGGATGAGTAGCCAGCATATAAACTATTTTATCGTGTAGCTAATCCACGTTTTGGTGCAACCTTTGGTCTGGGTTGTCTACCTAGCATAAATACTAGATCTTCTAACTCATCACCTAAAACTTTACCTAACACCCTTCCTTCAGGTGTGCCTCTAAGACCCTGTAACGTAGCACGTTCAGACTCTTCTAGTTCTTTAAATCTTGTAAGTACTGTTTCTTTATACTCTTGAAGTGTTGGTTCCATCTTAATTTCCCAATGCTATCTTAATTCTACCTACTGTGTAACAGAGAGGTTCAAATATAGTGCGGTAAAAACGTCCTAAAGTATTTCGTTTAGTTCCTTTTAACTCTGCTCTTAGATCTGCAGTACGTCTACGTGTACCATGTTCTAGTAAAGTACGTATAAACTTTATATCTTTTGTATATGCTAAGTATACTAAAGGAAGGAACAGTGTATGATAACCTACTTCGTGTGCCTTTGTCAAGTGTTTATTTGAGTAGTTTAACCAAATTGCTTGACGGTAAGAACCAAATCCATAAGAAGCATTCATAGCCGTACATATAATTTTGCCACTATCTGCTTCATTATCATTGTCTCTATCTGCACCATCACCTTTTTTTGCACCCTCTGCAGGTGTATATTTTTTTCCATCTAGTGTTTCTTTTTTACCAAATGTACTCTTAGTATATTTCACACCTGTTGAATCTTGGTATATAGTTTTTCCTGTACGGCCATCCGGACCATCTTTAAGTGCTTTACCATCTGCATCAACAACAACACCTGCTTGACCCGGACCAGCTATCATGCCTACACCGTAACCTTCAGAGTCTGTGCCAATATAACCTGTCTCTTCTTGCTCTCTATTGTACATAGCTTGTGGTTCATTTTTTCCAACAACTTTACCACTACGTAATAAGGTATCTCTACCCCGTGTATTAAACTCTATACTATTTACTTTATCCTTATAAACTTTTTCTTTAGCTGCAACTTCTGCCCTATCAGTTAGATATGCATCTGAACCTTTTTGTCCTTTAGTTACTGTATCACCAAACATATTAACAGTTTTTGCTGTAGTTTTTGGTTTTGTAGTGTCAAGTATTTCTGCTTCTTCAATTAATCTAAGATTGTCTGGTAGTGTTTGAGGTACAGATCCAGCAAATGGATCACCTGCTGGAGCAGATAAAGACCCCAACTCAGAGTCTGTTATATTTGCGGTTGTTCTAGGTGTAGTTCTTGCTTTTCTAGCGTCTTCTGCTAAAAACTCACGTTGATTTTGTAGTCTATAATTTAAATCTGCATCTCTAGCTTCTTGTGCTAATTTTGCACGTTGACTTCTTAGGTTAGACTCTGCAGGTGTCATACCTGTACCTTCTGCACCCAACATAGCTGCTTGCGTTTCAGCAGTTGATGGAGGAAGCATAAGAGATGGTGAAATTTCTGGTTCTTGTACCCGTAAACCACTTTTTACTTCAGGAAACTTTTGAATATCTGTTGCAAGTGGTCTTTCAAGTTGAGTAATTAATGTTCCTTGTTCTGCGGCTGCGTTACGTCTAGCATTTGCTTCCATTGCTCTAGCACGTGTATCAGGTTGTACAAGATTTCTTTCGTCTGCTCTTGCAATAATAGGACTAGGTGTATATGGAACTCTTGGATCTGCTGCAGGTTCAAAAACAGGAGTCTCAGATATTTGTGCGCCAGTGCTACCTACACCAGAAGCAAACTCTCTAGCGGCTCTGTCTGCTCTTTGATCTCTAAACAAGGAACCAAAGGCTTTTTGAGTTTGATCAACTACAGGAGTTTCAAAACGAGTAGCATCATCAGGTGTAGCTGTTTGAATATTAGTAGGTCTAAATCCTCTATCACCTTGCAGTATAGGATCAAACGCAACAGCGTCATCTGGTCTAGCCCCTACTACATTAGTAGGTATAAAGCCTCTATCAGACTGCATACGTCTAGCTTCTTCTAGTCTTCCTAATTCACGTAGTCTATCTGCTTCTTGAGTAGCTGTATCTCTTTGATCCAATATAGGTTGACCTGCACGAACTCTATCTCTTTCTTCTTCTACAAAATTAAAACCTGTTGGTGCTGGTATTGAAGATGATGCTTGAGTAATTGGGCTTGAAGGAAACTGACCCATAGCGTCTTGTCTACCAAACGGAGCAGCAAAAGTATATGCACCCGGATCGTTATATGGTCTTGGGGCGTTACTTGCGTAAGCACTTGTTGCAGCATCTATTTCATCTTGAGTATTTCTGTCACCATAAGCAAAAAAGCCGGGTGCAGCATCTGTTCCTAAAGGAATACCGGTATCTACTCTGTCTCTTTCTCTTCCTGTAAACACTGTTGTATTACCAAAAGCATCATAGTAAGGTGTTGGACCTGCTGCAGGAGGGCGCATATTTCTATCACGCATATTAGATTCAAATGGAGCTGTCATACCCGGTGCTGTCATATTTCTATCACGCATATTAGGGTCTCTTGGATCTACCATACCCTGAGTTGTCATGTTTCTATCACGCATATTAGATTGGAACGGAGCTGGTGCATCTTGAGCTACAAAACCTAAGTTCTGATCACCAAAACCTTCAGGTCTAGTTCCTCTAAGGCCACGACCACCCATTGTCATTGCGTAACGATCACCAGCAGTCATGTAATTTTGATTAAACTGACGTAGTTGTTCGTTACTAACATTACCAGCTACCTGTACGCCAGAGGGTAATATACCCCTTTCTCTGTCTAGTCTAGAACTATCAAATCCACCACGTAAAGCAGAACTAATACCACTTACTTGTCCTCCTGCACCACTAACTGCAGGTGTAATATCTGCACGTGACTCTGGTTGTATTCCACCTGTAATAGGTACACCTGTTGGTCTTCTAAGTGGACGATTAATTTTAGTTTCTACTGTTACTGCATTTTTAGCATCTACTAAATCTGCAGGGTCTGAACCCTCACCATTAAATGCTGCGTTTACAATTTGTCCTAGCTTACTATTTTTAATGGACTCTGGTACAATGTCTGATAGTATGTTTATTACACCACCAACAAGACCTCCAATACCTTTTTCTTTTTCTATAGAGCTTGCTAATTCTGTCATATTATTTTTCTTAGCTGCTTCTAGTAACTTCTTTTTATTATTATTTACTCCAAAGGCATATACTGCACCAACAGCAGGATTTATAGCAAACGCTACGGCTCCTGCTAATTTTCCAAATATACTAGTTCTACGTCTATTTTCTTCTATTAACTGATCAGGTGTCATGTTTTCAATACCAATAGAATAGCCTTCTTCATAACCAGCTCGTTGTCTATCTTCGTCACTAGCTACAGGAGTAGGTGGACTTAACTGGACAACTTCTTGTATAGGAGTTACAGGCTCATCTGCTCCGAGTGTGTACTCAGTGTATCCTTCAGGAATAGGAGTTATAGGTACACCACCAATAAAGGATACAAGTAAGTTTTCACCATTAGCATTCCTATATTGTTTAAAACTAATACCACCGTCACCCATAACTTTTGTAAAATCAATTGGTTGACTTGTAGGTGGTCTGTACGTTGCCCCAAGTTGTCTTGTGTTTTCAAGAGGATTATTATTTGGAGTTAAGCCACCATTCGCCATAGTCACGTAACCACCTTCAGCCATCTCAACTTCTTTACCATCTTCAGCAACAACAATTAAATCTGCCATACCAAATGGCATTTCTTCTGGCAGCGTGGCTTGATCTGAGTTTCCCATTTGACCCATTGCATCCATCTTACGTAATCCCATTTTAGCTTCATCTCGTAGTGCCATCATTTTATCTAGCCCATGATATCTTACAACGTCTGCTGGCATAACAAATTCACCCTCACTAAGTTTAGCAGGGATGTCATCTCTTACTTCTTCACGAGTGCTTCCTACAGGAACTTCATTACCTGATTCTGCATCTATCATGCCGCCTTCTTGATTAAGACCACCTTCTCTAAACATATCCATTTGTCTATTCATCATGGGAAATTACCTTTAGTTGTTTGCTATCACATTATCTCGTAATCGTTGGATATTACGTAACATATGTATTGCGCCTTGCGCTCTGTGTAAAGGAGCTACATCTTCTGTCTGCTCCATTAAACGGTGTTGTTGTTTAATTAGTTCTTCTAAGTAGTTATTGAAGTGGGTCCATTGCTTGGGGTTGTTGACCAGCCCCTTGAGCTTGTTGTATATTTCCTTGTCCATTACCACTAAATCCTTGTTCTTGAGGAAGTGGTGCTTGGCCTGTGCCTATAGTTCCACCCCCTGCGCCTGATGGGTCCATTGCATCTGCTCCTGCAGGTGCGCCCCCTTCTTGTGGAGTTGGAGCAGGTTGTTGGAACTGCTTCATTAACTCAGCTTGTATAGCTGCTTCATCCATATTGTTTGTTACTTTATCAGGGTCTAGATCAAGAGACTTAGCAATCTCTCTAATAATGTATTGAAACTTAGCAAATGGTGCAAGTGCTGGGCTGGAAGATACTTGCATAAACTGCATCAGTCTTTGGCTACGTACTTCATTAGCCATCAGGCTTTCTGTACCACGTGCCTTTACTTCTAAGTCTCCACGTATAGCTGGGTCAAAATCAAACTGCATATTAAATCTAAACAGTCCTTCACCTAACGGACGTAGTAAATAGTCATCTACATTCTTAATAACATTTTTAATGCCACCTGCAGCAGCACCCATTAACATAGAAATACCTGACGCAGTTCTACCTACCCCAGATACACCTGTCTGTCCATGTGAGAATGATGGCATACCCGTACTCTCGTCTGCTAGTACACGTGCCTTATCAAATAGCTGTAGGTTTTCTCCTGCTACATTTGGAAACTTTGTACCAAACACAGCCTGTCCGGGTGCGCCACCTTGTCGTCTAAATACTTTGCCCGGATACACAGATAAGTCTTGACCCGGCACTAAGTTAGTCTCATCAACTTCTATAAGTAAGTTACCACTGAGTACAGCATTGTCTACAGCCATACGCATAAACCCATTCATAAGTGTCTGAGTATCGTCCATGTTTTCTGCAATACCTACACCAAAGAATGAGTAAGGATTTAATTCATATGGCGCAGCCATGTAAGGAATGGTAGCAGGTTTAAATGGATTAAGTACCATACGCAAGAGTTTACCATTACAAATCCATATATTTGCCTGTAGTTCGTCAACTCCCTCAAGCTCTGCAGGTATTTCAATACCCTGCTCCACCAACATATCATAATCACACATACCCCAATACTCAAGGACTTCATAGCGTTCTATCCCATGCTCTGGTGCGTAGTCAGATAAATCATCTTCCCAAGATTCTTTTGTATAATTTGTTCCTTGTGCAATAGCTTCATTGATTACAGAAGCTCTAAAGTAAGGTCTTCTTTTTAAACCTAGTAATTGAGACCGTGACATTTTATGTCGTTCAATTACAAACTGAGCTTCATCCATATTGTTTGCATCTGGATCTGGATAAAAGTTCCATACAGAAACATGAGATACTTGTGGAACAGTTTTAATTGTAGGTGAATACTCACCATCTTCATCCCAGTTTGGATACTCTTTGTCTAC